GGTGTAGCTGTTTGTTGGCCTCGATGGACATGATACCTAGCGCCGTCTTGGGAATATCCTCTTCCAGTGCTAAAATACCAATGTTATCTTCCGTAGCGCCTAACAGGTAATGCTCCAACTCTCTGACTATTTGCGACTTACCCATGCCTGAGCCGCTGGTGATAGTGACGAGTTCTTTCTCTCTGAAGCCGTGGGTGTATTCGTTGAGGCATTCCCACGGATACGGAATAGATCGTACATTTTGCTGCTCAATAATCGAATCCCAAGTATCGCTACCCGCAATAATACCATCAGGACGATAAGCTTTAGCATTCCACCACTCCTTTACAAAATCCGCTACCTTGCGAGCCTTCAACATGTCGCCCGCATCCTTCATGGGCAACGTGACGTTTTTGGCCTTGTTGGGGGTGAAGAGGTCTAGTACTGAACGTGCTGCCTCCTGCCCTGCTTTATCATTGTCGAAACAGATGACGACATTATCAAAGGTCTCTAGCCATTCGAGGTTGGCTTTGATGTCTTTGGCTGCTCCAGCTGCACCGGATCGGATGCTGACTGCTGGCCATTTGCCGTCGAACATTTCGTTGACAGCCATTGCGTCCGCCTCGCCTTCTGTGACCGTGATGTACTTACCGCCACTCTTGAATGCCTGCTGGCCGAACAACCCTGCATTATCGAAACCTCCTGTAGCGTAAAATGATTTGTTCTCTACAATCCGCACCTTGGTGCCTGTAGCTTTGCCCGTGTCTTTGTCATGATACGGGTAGTGGTGCTTGGATATTGTCCCATCAGTACCGTATTCCACTGTGACACCATAGCGTTGTGCTGTGTCCTGATTGATACGTCTATCGGGTATCGATGCTACTACGCCTGTCATTTCTAATGACCTCGCTGGTCGTGTGTGAATCTTTGTAACTGTGCCATCGCCTCTCTCGTAGTGTGAACAGCCGCCTGAGAAACAGACGGCGTGTCCATCGGAGTACCTAGCCAAGTTGTCGGATGAACCACACGCTGGGCATGGCTCATGTTGGACAAATGTGGACTCCGCCTGCATTAAAAGTCCTCGCCAGCTTCAGCTTCCGCCACTTCCAAAACCTTAATCTTGTTGAGGTAGGTGGATGTTCCGTGAACTGGGTGTGGCTGACCTTCAGCCCACAACAGCCTGACAGTTGAACCTCTGCCAATCCTACCCATAAAGGGTTGACCTTCTGCGTCGAGCACTGGTACGTCGTACTTAGTGCTAAACTTTCGCTGCTTGGTGCCTTCATACTCTCGCAGTTTGACACCTTTTGCCGCTAGGTCGTCCGCTGCTGGGTCTTCGAGACTAATCACAACGGAATATTTACCTGTGGACTGCCCCTGATACATCTCGTGGGTGTCTAGGTTCTCAAACGCTAACTTACCTTCTACTACTGCCATAACAATTACCTTTTAGGTTGGTTGCGGGTACTTAAGTACCCTTTAGTGTTTAACTTTAATGATTATTCTAAAACTATTCCTTGGCTTACTTAAGTATTATAAGTCATATTCACTAGACTGTCAACACTATTCGGATCTAATTCTAAAGTATTTCCAGATCCGTCGAAGAGTGCCTCATTGGAGTGCTGCGAACAAGTGCCACAGAGGTCAAGAAAAAGGTTGACATTTACAGGATCTCTTTTTTTCATCTCATATTCAGTCAATATCTGGTCACACGCTTTGCATCTACTCATTACTAAATACCTTTTTATGTTTATGGATCACTAAATCTGTGCTTTGAGCGTGATAATAGGCCCTTACGCTGTCCTCTACCCGCTGTTTTGCCTCATCTAGTGTCATAGTGTACATTTCATGATCAACTAGCTCCTGAATCATGTACGGCACCGCTTCCTCAATAGGTTTATAGTCGTAGCCTATCCATTCTTTTATTTTACTCATTCGCTATCGTCCTCTTCAAATGTGTATACATTGCCGCAGCTAATTATAACACAGGGCAAAAGCAAGATCCACCCTTTAAAAGGCATTGGCTCGACTTCCCCTGTTAGGTTGTTTTGTGTCCACACGGGCCGACTGTCGCAAAATTCAATGTCAAAACCCGTCCCTGTACGCAACTCTATAGATAAATACTTCCCAAATATAAGCCAACTCATACCCTGCCCCCTTGTTTATGTAGTAGACCTGCTCTGAGCCCCTTCTCGTAGCTTGTGAGTTCTTCGAGAGTCTCTCCCGACCCCTCCCTAAAGCCTCTCAAGTAGTCGCCGTCAGGATCGCTCAGCGACAGGCTCTCGTCTATCCGCTCTTTAACGAATACACCACCGACCATTTTACCCTTGCGGTCTTTTATGTCCTCATAGGCATGGTTGAGACAATCAAACAGGCTCAATCCGTTACGCTCTGCGATGTTTATCAATACGACCAAGCAATCCCCGATATCGTCAACCACTGGCTGAGACAGTAGAATGTTGGTTTCTAGCTCTTTGACCTCTTCGACTAGCTTGGTATGCTGTGCGGCATCGGTGCTGCCCGCTATTAAATTGCGGTCTCTGTGCCATAGCACTACCCGCATCTCTAATTGTTCTAAACTGTTCATCTCTCGCCCTCATGGTCTCGTTTATAGTCCGCTAGTGCCTCGTCAATCTCCCATTGCTCCAAGTAGATTGGCTCGTCGTCCCATGTCAAATGCTCGTCGCCGTGTGATTCCATTGTGTAAACCTCTAATTAATAATTGATGTTATAGTGTACGCTATTGAGTAGCCAACTGCAAAGCCTATTGAGAACCTTACTACTGTGCTAGTCATACGCCGTACCTCGCTATTATGGCCCAGTTGAGGAACGTAAACATAGCGACGACACCCAATGACAGTGACAGATACACCACGCCATCTGCAATATGTTGCTCTATACGTGCAAGTTTTAGCGCCTTAAGGTGGGCGCTGTTTCCCTTGTAGTTGTTTAGCATTATTTGCCCCCCATCAAAATAGTTTTAAGTTGCTTTATAGACTTGCCTGTCATTACCGACAGTTCTGCCAGTGTGATATTGCTACCATCAAAGTATGCTTTTATATCGTCGTCGCTCATTTTATCCACCCACTGCAATTAAGTTTTTATATTGTTTGGCCATTTTACGCCCGTGGGCAATATATGCCACTACTTTAATATCTTTATTCCAACACTGGCGGCACTTCTTACATTTGCCGTCTTGGTCGCCTGCCGGACACACTGACAAAGCCGGATTACTGTGGCTTACTGTCTGGATTATTGTGGAACTAGTGCGGGCATTCTCTACTACTTCGCCGTTTACGCCATCACTGGACAATCTGACAGCTACGTTATCTAGTGCATCCATGGCGGCCAATACTGGCCCAAACTTGTCGAACTTCTGCATTCTAGTCGGTAACCAGTGCTTACACCACGGCGTCGCTTGCATAACCTGTAGCACCTTTTCTGCCAGTGCTAGACTGTACAGGTCGCCACTGTCGAACCACCGAAAGTAACGTTCTGTATCCAGTTCTTCGACCATCTCATCAACCCATTCGTCGCGTTTCCAATCTTGCTTGTTACTGACACGCGGGGCCTTAACATTGGGAAACCTATAGTTTCCGTCCGTAGCGTAACAACCTACGCAAGCGGGCACTAGGTCGCCATTGCTATCGGTTGACGCTGGGCAAGTGTCGAGGGCCTCAAGGCTCCAAGATTTGCAAGGCATTTTGCTAGGCTTACTTAGTCTAATCATTATCTATACCCTATTGACTTTATTAATTGTTTTATAACTGACCGCTATAATATCACAACGGTCAGCAATAACAACAACTATTTACCGAAATATTCCTCGTTTAGTGTACACATTGACGGCCCGCTACTGTGTGGCATTGCTGTAAATACCTGCGTGTCACCGTCGAATGCTTTATACCAACCTGCTTTGCCTTCGACCTCAAAACCACCCAGTCGCAGTTGCTTCAGTATGCTTTGAACTTCGCGCTTTGCTATGAATTTGACCATGCTACATTGCTCCCGATGTTTTTAATGCTATATATGATAATACTATAAAACCCAATATCGCAAAACCGATGCTGTCCGATGTTGTCATAATGTGCCGCCTTGTTTGTTTGTTTGTTTAATGCGCGTATCTTAAAACCTGTGCAATACAATGTCAACAACTAATTTGCATATTGATGTATTTATTTTACCTAGCAACTATCATGCCAACTATTGACTGCTTACCTTTTATTATGCGCGCGCACGCGTAGCAATAAC